GCTCCGAACACTTCCGCGAACTGTGCCCAGTCCGCCACGTCGTTACGTTTGTATATCACCCAGATGGCTGCTTTCACCAGCAGTCCGGGATCGTCGGGTGAACCGATGAACAACAGGTCGGGGTACTCGTCCCAGGACGTCCCGGTGGTGTCCGTCTGGTGCCGCAGTATGAGCCTGCGCACGGGATCGACGTGTTTGCGCGGTATCAGGTCGTAGTTCACCCATTCCCCCTTGCGGTAGAACTGCACGAGTGAGAACCCCCAGAATTTGGCGTCCAGGATGTCCCCTATGAACTTCCGGAACCATGGGGACCTGATCTGCTTGTTCACCTTCTCGTCCGGCTTCCCGTTCCTGCGGAATTCTATGGAAGATGCCAGTGCGGCATTCTTCCGTTTCTCTATGACACTTGTCAGGTGCGTGTCCATGAGTATGTCGCTGAACAGGTCGTACAGCCTGAAGCGTCTGGAGTAGTCCACATTCTCGAAAGCCCTTACCGCGAGCATGTAGTCCGCTATGTCTATACCGAACCTTCTGGGCTGTGTCAGTATGATGGTTGCGGGTCCTTTCTGCCCGGGCCTCGGCAGGTTCCCGCTTTGGGTTATCTTTCCGGCCCCTTTCTTTCTTTTGCTCATATTACCAATGGTTTACACGTTTACGGTTGCTTTTGATAAGGAAATTGGATTTTGCCGCCCTCGTCTCTTCGGACAGCAGGGGCAGGCCGTCCACCGATATCTCCTCGGCCGCCACGGCTTTCAGCCATTCGACCGCCCTTTCTTGGCGTTCCTTCCGCAGCGGTGACAGGTTCCTCGGGTTATGTATGCAGAAAATGTGGTACACGGCTATGTCGATGGCCATCATCAGGACAAGCTGGTTGCGTTTGTCACCGGTTGCCGTGAATATTTTGTCACAGTCGTAACGTCTGGAAAGGTAGCAGCGCATCTCGGCGACGGCGCGGTCCTCGCATATCTCCACGACGGCGTCGTCCTCCCTTGTCAGTGCGTCCAGAATCTCGCGGTGTATGCTCGCGTCGTAGTCTGAAAGTTCGATAAATTTGCTCATAATGATAGGTATTGAAGTTTACACTCTGTACTTGTTTTGTGACCGCGTGCTTTTCCTTGTGACAATGACGGGCTTTTCCGACTGTCTGGCCTTGTGGTCTATAATTCTGTTTCCCCCCTCCACGCAGTCGGGTCCGTCTGCCGGATAGGTCAGTTGCAGGTTGAACAGCTTGAACTGTTCCGCCATCCGTTTCATGTGCGGGTTGTCCTTTTCGGCCTCGTTGAGTATCAGGTTCCCCTCCCGGTTGAGCGGTTCCAGGTTCGCCTCGATACGTGTGGCCTTGTCGGTTTTCTTCTCCTCGTCCCCGGTGATGTACAGTGATATTTTCCTTTCCCTGCGTATCCGCCGCACGATGGGCTGGAATACCTGCTGGAAAAAAGGATCCTGTAATTTGTTGTTCTCCATGTAACAGTACACGGTGGTTTTTCCGCCCACGAACTCCAGCAGCTTGATGTACCACTCTACAAATTCCGCGTTCAGCCCCCTGTCCAGGAACGTTTTTATCAGATAAAGCCTTCCCGCGAGTTTCCCGAGCAGGCACACCGTTTTGGTGGAACTTTTTTTCGTCTTGTTCTCTCCCGGTGCGGGGTCCCCGTATATCACCAGGAACTTGAACCTGGAGAGTGCCGGCACTTTCCCGTAGGTGATTTCCGCGAACACGCCGCCGTCCACCACCGGGTTGTTGAAGAACTCTTTCTGTGCCGCCGCCGCGCTCACCAGTGAAAGGAAGAGGTCGATATCCTCCTCGGAGTTCTTTTCGGGCCATACGGACAGTCCGTCCTTTCCCCGGATGTTGATGATATCCACGTGCCCGATTCCTTTCGCTTTCAGTTCGGTGGCCTTTTCGATGGCCCTTTTGATGCAGCAGTCCGGCGCGATGATGTTCCCGTTGAACAGGATGCGGTAGTTTCCCGATACGGACATGGTCGGTATCAGCGCCTCCTCCAGCCATTTCCATTTGGTTTTGATCCGTTCCGGATTCCGGCACTCCTCGTCGGTGTCTATATCGTCCACCAGGATGAAGTCCGGGCGGAAGTTCTTGTTACGTGTACCGCGCGGTGACTGCCCGGCTCCGATGGCGCGGAAGGAGCACCCGCACATGCAGGTGAATTCCCCGGTTTCCCACGCTCCCGGTTTTTTCTGCTGTCCGTAGTCCTGTATGATCCGCTGGTTCTCTTCGAAGTTCGCCATGAACGGCAGCAGTAGCCTTTCCGCATTGTCAGCCGAGTTGGAGATCAGCAGCACGTTGCGTATCTTTTTTGTCAGTGCCAGTTTGGATATCTCCATCATGGAGCGTGCGGATTTCGCCAGCTCGCGTGACCAGGCCCTTACCTCGTACCAGCGTTTGTTCCTCATCAGCCGTCCGGTGGCTTTTTTATGGAAGGCGGCGGATTCGCAGGTGCAATACATGGCGAAGTAGTATTTGAACCACTCCTCGTCGTTCTTCTCCAGCCTTTCCCGCCTCTGCCTGATTTCCGTTTCCGTGTCCGTGGGGTTGATGTCCGAATGTTCTCGCACGGATGCCACCAGCTCGTTCCAGCTGTCCAGCGCGAGCCTGTCCTGTGTTGTGAGTCTTTTCTTTGCCATGTCAGGATAATTTTGATTTGACAAACGCGTCCAGAAGCGGGGTGATCTCCTTCGCCTGCGTGGAATCGTAGGTCCGCACCCATTTGAGCAGGTCGGAGAACACGGAGATGATGTCCGCCAGCCCCACTTCTGTTTCCAGTTTCTTGATGGCGTTCGACAGTTTGGAAATGGTGTCCGCTTCCGCGGCGTTCGGGAACCGTTCCCCTTCCGGCTTTCCCATGATGGCGTTGTTGAGTTCCGCCAGCTGCCGGTACAGGTTCTTCAGCTGCTCCTCCCGTGTGATGGTTATGGAAGCCTTCAGCTGCTCCCAGTTTCCTTTGCCTATCCAGTTGTTCACAGTCACCCGTGAAACCCCCACACGCTCGGCTATTTCCGCCTGCGTGAGCGTTTCGCGGGTGTAGAGCGTTTTCGCCCATGCCTTTTTCTGCTCGTTTGTAAGTTCGGCCATATTACCTCCTTTTTTACGTGCAAAATTGATAAGGAAAAGGAGCGAAAAAAAACGCGCTCCGCATGATGACATTTTAAAGCGTCATGGCAATCCTTTAAAGTCTCCATGATGAAAACGCGGTTTGAAAAAGGCTTTTAATCCCCCTAATTTCGCACCGTAAACTTTGCAGGGAAGGACCTGCCAAAACGATAGTGACATGAGTAGATTTTTCAATATGATACCCGGAACCGATGCCTGTTGCATCCTTCTTTACGGTGACATCGGTGAGTACGATGATAACGTGCGCAGCGGTGATATTGCCCGTGAACTTCTGGAAGCGGAAGCCCTGACCGGGAAGGTGGACGTGCGTATCAACAGCAACGGCGGCGAGGTTTATTCGGGCATCGCCATTTTCAATGCCTTGAAGAACAGCAAGGCCGACATTACCATCTACGTGGACGGCATCGCCGCCAGCATGGCCTCCGTCATCGCCCTTTGCGGCAAGCCCGTGCAGATGAGCCGTTATGCCCGTCTGATGCTTCACAGTGTCCAGGGCGGCTGTTACGGCAACAAGGATGAGATGAAGGACTGCATCCGTGAGATCGAGGCGCTTGAGGATACCCTTTGCGAGATGTATGCCACCCGTATGGGCAAGGACAAGGAGGAAATCCGCGCGATGTATTTTGACGGCAAGGATCACTGGCTGCGTGCCGACGAGGCGCTGGCGCTGGGGCTTATCGACGGTATTTATGACGCTGACCCGGTACCGGAGGACAGTACCCCCGAACAAGTATTTCAAATATTCAATAACCGGCTGCACAAGCCACAAAACGAGAATAGCATGAATTTAGACGAACTCAAGAGACGTCCGCGGTTCAAGAACTGTGCGACGGATGACGATTTCCTGCGTGAAATCGGACTGCTGGAAACGGAGGCTGGCAAAGTCCCGGCCCTTGATGCCGAGGTCACCCGCCTGAAGGGCGAACTGAAGGTGTTCCAGGACAAGGCGGATGCGGATGACGCTGCCGCGCGTAAGAAACTGCTTGATGATGCGGAACAGGACGGCCGTATCGATGCCGCCACCCGCCCCATCTATGAGAACCTTCTGGCAAAAGACCGGGAGAACGGGGAAAAGGCATTGGAGAAGCTTTCCCCCAAACGTAGTGTCATGACCGACCTTCGTGTGAATCCGACGGGTGAAAGCCCCTGGAACAAGCGCATGAGCGAGATTAAGGACAAGTTGAACCATAAATAAAAACATTTGCCATGGCAATAGTAGTAAGAAACACGAATTACAACGGCGAGGTACTGGAGAAAATACTGGTCCTGGCCACCACCGGGAATGACCTTGTAGAAAAAGGTCTGATCATGGTGATCCCCGGTGTGGAGAAAAAAATCAGCCTGCCGCGTATCAAGACCGGCAAGATGCTCCAGAAGCGTAAGGAGAACCCGACTTTGGAAGACTCGAAAGGCAATTTCAATTACTCGGAGAAATCACTGGATCCGGAGGACTTCATGGCGTTCACGACTTTCAATCCCCGTGCCTTCGAGCATGTTTGGCGCAAGTGGCAGCCGAAGGGCAACCTCGTGTTTGCCGAACTTCCCCCCGAAGCGCAGAACACGCTTCTGGATGAACTTAGCAAGAGTGTGAAGTTCGAGCTGGGCTGGCATTACCTGAACGGCGAGTTCGGTTCGGACGACGACCACCTTTTCAACGGTATCCTGACCCAGGCGGCTAAAGATCCGGATGTGATCGTGGTTCCGGCTCCTTCCGATACTTCCATGATCGGCAAGTTGAAGGCTGTCCGCAAGGCTATTCCAAAAGCCCTGCGTGAGAATCCGAACCTGCGTATCCTGATGAGTATTGACGACTTCGACAAGTACGATGACGAGCTGACCGAACGCGAGTACAAGAACACGAGCGAGACGGACATCAACAAGAAGCGTTACAAGGGTATCACCATCGAGACGCTGAATTCCTGGCCTGATGGCCTTATCGTAGCCACGCTCTGCTCGATGAGCGCTGACGGCAACCTTTTTGCCGGTGTGAACCTCCAGGACGACGAGGAGGTGATCCAGATTGACAAGTGGATGAACTCCAGCGAGCTGTACTTCTTCAAGCTGCTGATGAAGGCCGATACGGAAATCGCCTTCGGCGAGGAGTTCGTGGTGCTTGACACCCGTGAGACTCCGGTGTTCAAGGCGGTGGAACGCAGCATTTCTGCCGACCCGGCCGCTCTTTCCTTCAAGGCCGCCGGTGAGAGCAAGGAGGTGAAGGTCACTGCCTCCGGTGATTACAGCGTGGTTTCCATTCCTGCCGGTTTCACGGCAGTCGGTACCGATGGCTCTCTGACGGTCACCGCCGGTGTGAACAGTAGCGGCAAGGCGGTATCCGGCACACTTGTACTGGGCCTGGACGCCGATCCGGAGAAGAAGGTGGAGATAGCACTGTCCCAGGCGGCCGTTGATGAAGAGGAAGGCGGTGAGTGATGGGAAAGCTGAAGTATCTTGTCATCCATTGCACGGCCACTCCTGAAGGGCGTGAGGTAAGCGGTGCGGAGATTCGCGCCTGGCATACGAACCCCGTCTCAAAGGGCGGCCGCGGCTGGAAGCAGGTCGGATATACCGACCTGTTCCATCTGAACGGTGGAGTGGAACGCCTGGTGAACAATAACGAGGACGCGAATGTGGACCCGTGGGAAGTGACCAACGGCGTGGCCGGTTACAATTCCGTGAGCCGCCATATCGTCTATGCCGGTGGGTGTGCAAAGGATGGTAAAACGCCTGCGGACACCCGTACCTCCTGGCAGAAAAAGGCGCTTGAGAAGTACGTGAAGGATTTCCATCGTCGTTTTCCCGATGTGAGAATCGTCGGTCACAATGAACTGGCGGG